TTATTTAATTTCTTTATCGAATTTATCTTCGTCCAATTTTTCCGGCTTAATGTCTTTTGGATCTGCATTTTTAGAATTACATTTATCTCCCTTGCACTGCTCTAATGCTATTTTAAGTTTTTCAGGGATAGGTAATCCTAACTTGCTAGCATTCTCTATTACAGATAAAAACTCTGTAGCCACATAGAAAACTATAACTAAATTTCTTATCCCAACATTAGGCACAAGCTGCTCTATAACTGTAGAGCAAGACACGATAATTAATATAAAAACTTTCTTGCTTATCCCCTTATATGCTCTAGTGCTATTTACAGTTTTAGTTATGTATCCAGCCCAAATTCCAGTTACATAATCCACTAACATAAGAAATACAAGTACTTTTACAGATAAATCAAAGCCTCCCAATGCCCAAACAAGAATAGATATCCAACCAGTCCAAACCATAGCGATACCATTTTTAGCACTTATAAAAAAATCTTCCATTTTACTCACCCTTTCTGAAGTGGCTAGCACCAAACATTCTAACCATTCTGTACATTAAATTTCTTTTGATTACACCTACCCCCCATTCTGCCATAATCTCTAAGAATATTTTGTCAGCTTCTTCTCTAGTTACATCTAATGTACACTTGCTAGAGTATAGCCAGTCATGGACTACAGCTGCCCTACCATGTTTACCATAACTATTAATTACATTTCTGAAAATTCTCGGAACTGAGGCATAATCAGTTTTAAAACCTTTTGGAACTGTTACAAGTCCCTTAGACGTTCTGTAAGTATAATCTTCTAAAACTTCCCAATATTTGTCATCAATCGGCATAGTATTTAATCTAGTCATTTCCATGTTTTCCCTCCTTGCTTTCATAGAAATTAATTCTTTGTCTTAAAGTACTAAGGTATGCACTCATGTACCGCATTTGGTCTTTTAAGTGCATTTTCTCTACTGGAGACAGATTTTCAAAAGTATCTGTAGTAAAGAATCTATCTAACTTGATTATTTTCTCTTGCAAATCATCTTTTTCTTTTATTATTCTTTCTAAAAAACTTTCCATTTCTATAACTCCTTTACTTATAAGCAACTCTGTCTGCACCTTTGATTTGCCAATGCGGAGCGTCTTTAAAAGTTCTCCAGCAATTTCCACCCCATTCAATATCATACTTTTCTAACAGTCCTGCTCTTTTAGCAGCATTGTAGATGTCTTGATAGTAATGGAAATCTCTCCAACTTCCTTTGTAAATTGTTTTTTCAATTTCTTTTTCTACTTCTTTCCCATTTTCTTTAACTTTTTCTATAACCTTTTCTATTACTAGAACGCCGATATCAGCAGCATAACCTAACCCATCATACTTAATTTGATGGTTAGATTTTAGCTTGTAACCATCTACTTTAGTTACTTTTACCCCAGGAGCAGTTCTCCCTTTTTGATATAGCTTGTTCTGTTCCTCAGCTGTTCTAACTCCAGCTGTTATTTTAAAATTCCAGGGGCTTATTTTTATAAGTTCTGTCATAAAATTTACCAGGTTTGGATGCACTCCTTTTAGCATTTTTAAACTTGTTTCTGATAATGTATACATTTAAAATCACCTCCTAAAAATGACCTTGTGAGAGCTTGTTTAAGCTTATTAAAAAAAGGTAGCTATATAAAACTACCTTTAATTTATTTAATCCCATTTAATAGCTTCTAATTCTTCAACTGTTGAAACTTCCCTTATTTTCTTAGTTATAGCAGTATATTTGTTTTGTGCAGCAATAACTCTTAATATCCAAGAGAAGTAAATTAGATTTAATTCTCCCAATGAAATAGATGCAATAGAGTTATCTTTTAATCTCCATTGAGTTGGCAGAGATTTTAAAAGTTGCTTTAATTTTCCAGCTTTCATAGCCATTTTGATTTTTTCTTCTAGCTCTGCATCTACAGGAATACCTAAAGTATTTAAGGCATCTTTAATTACTTCATAATCTTCGATTTCTCCTGCCATATCCAATGCCATCTTGACTCTCATAAAATTAACTTCATCATATTCTTGCATTTGGAATACTTTTCTATTATGCTCATATGAGCCAAACATCTTATCTAGCAGTATTTCTCTAAACTTGTGTCTGAAAGTTCTTTTAACATCTTCCATATCTATATCCCAAGTGTGTGTTACTATATTCCACGTATGATAAGAGCTTGGCTGTGGTACGACCTTTAATTTCTTATCTTCTATATACTCTCCTGGGGCTAGTTGAACCTCGATATCTTCTTCGATTAATTCGTCTCTAGTCATCTCTCTTATAGTGTTTTTTGCTTCGTCATATGTTGGATATTTGAAAGCTTCATTTCTCTCAATTGCGACATGCTCAGACGGAATAAGCTCTGGATAATCCAGGAATAAATTTCCATCCATGAACTGCATAACTTCGTCGGCTGTTAAATTAACAGTGAATGCGAGTCTCGATTTTCTCTCTTTTGAGTAAATATAAAACATAATATCTCTCCTTTCATTTTGTATAGATTTTTAAATTTATAAAGAATTTAAGATTTAATTTTGTAGCTTTGAGCATATTTTTATATTTTTTCTTAAATATAAAATCTAAGAATTTTATATAATAACTGCTCAAAATAGCATTTTTGATTATAAAAATCTGAATAAATTTAAAAATCTCTATAATATTTAACTAAAAAATACCTAATTTTTTCCTAGCATTTATAATGCTATTTCTTACTTCAGTTGGATTAGCTTTAGCTATATAGTGTTTGCTTGTAACTCCGCTACTACTATGATTTGCATAACTACTAGCTAAGCCTAATCCAGCTAAGTTATTGATTAAATTGATACTAGTCTTTCTTAAAGTATGAGGATATAAATCCTCTATCCCTATTATTTTCCCTAATTTTCTAATTCTTCCACGAATAGCTCCCTGAGTCATTTGCCTATATTCTTTTCCATACTTTGTAACAAATAACCATTCTACATCTATTCCGTTTTCTGCCCTGTACTGTATCCACTCTTTTATTAACTCTTTACATTTTTGAAAAAAGAAAGCATTAACTATATAGCCCTCTTTTTCTTTTACATTTCTAAAATAGCCATTTTCTAAGTCCAGTTGCTCCATCTTTAAATTTTGAATAGCTGATATTCGACAAGCACTATCTAAAAATAACTCCCATAATATCCTGTCTTGCAAGTCATATTTCTTAGATTCAACTTGCATATATAAGCGAACAGTCAATATTTGCTCTGTTGTAAGAAAATAACTGCTCCTAACCTTGTCTTTTTCTGTAAATCTTAACTTATCTAATTTACTATCGAAAGGATGGTATTTTATTTTGTTTCTTCTGACACACCATGCATAAAATGTACTTATTGAAGTAGTTTTATTCATTAGCGTTCTTTTAGAATTTCCTAAACTTCTACAATAATTTCTGTACGATTCTATGATACTCGGCATTTCTACAAGTGTATCTTTACTTATTAAAAATCTATTTTTATAGTTTTTTTGAAACCATACCAGGAATAACTTAAAATTATTACAGTAAGTTTTATACGTAGTCTCCCACGTATCCCAATTACTGCTCTTACAGCTATTAAGATATTCCAAATAAATCCTCACATTTTCCTTTTTTAAATTTTCTAATACTGTTAATTGCATATCTAAACCTCCTATTTTTGATAGGTTTATTATACAATTCTAAAAATAATGGAAAATTTCTCTAAACTTGAAAGTGAAAGATTATACGTTCCAAATGCAACTTTTGTAAAAGTGTATAAGATTGCAGGTATGGTAACTCTTATAGTTGACAGTGGAACAGCATTTTTTAATAAAGCTAACACACCTATTTTTAATTTGCCTGAAAAATATCGACCAAACGAAACATTGTATTTTAGCGCTTCTTATAGAAATAGTTCTAAATCTAATACATTTTTCTTGTATGCTAATGGAAATTTAGCAAAATCTGAAGCAGATGACAATGCAGGGGCTTATTATTTTACTATAAGTTATCCTGCTAAAATATAGTTCGATTAGTACTCTATAATTAAACTATTGTAGCCGTGTAGGTGGATATCTTCTGCGACTCCTCTAGTTCCAAAAATTCCGAATGTATTACTTATTTTTTTAAAGAAAAATACAGCATCAGACCTAACTGCGTTATCATGACCAATGATAAGTTCTTGATTTATTGCTAGTTTTTTTAATAAAACACCAGGAATAGTACAAGTAGTATTTCCTACAATTGTTAGAGAAAAAATATTATCAAAGTTTATATTTGCAGCAATATTAGTAGTATAGAATTGAACTTCATGGGAATTTCCTTGCCATAATATTTTCCAATTTCTTGTTAGATTTTCCAAATAGTAAAGTGGAAAATCTAATCAAAATTGAAATTTTGAGCATGAGTAATCTACTTGGATATCAAAATGGAACAGATGTGACTGAATGGTTTTTGCCTATCCCAACACACATAAAAAAAGAAAAAATAATAGGGATTAACTGTTTAAATCAATCAACTTGGTTCGAATATTGTGTACTAGATATTCATGCAAATTGTATAAGAGTTGGAGGCAAAGGAAATTTTACTGGGATTAGTCCAAATTTTATAAAAGTACAAGTTTCTTATATTTAAATTATTATCTTTATAAATATCAAACTTGCACTATAGCAAAAATACTGTAGTTCTCTTTAGTCGTATTTTGACTATTAAAATATAATTTTCTGTTTTTTATGTAACATGTTATTGGTCTTACAGCTCCTGCTCCAGTTTGTGTTGCTAAAACTAAAGAGTTTGTATACTCAGATGTCGTAGGAAAAGGTAAATCATAGTAAGATTCTCCACCCGGAATATTTGGAATCCAAGTGAATAGCATGTAAAAATTAGAGCTTATTTGCTTATAGTACCAATTCCCACTTTGCTCAAAATTTTTGTATAGATTTTCCAATCTCTTACGATTTTCCCAGATAGACAACTCTTCAAAGTTCCCATCTGGAACACTTACTCTTCTGTTTTGAGCTTCTTTACAAATATAGAATTTTTTGTTTCCAGGGAAATAATAAACATTACCTTTTACTGCCTCTGTTAATGGGAATTTTCCGTCTTCTTTTCCAAGTGCAGAAACTACTCTATCATCAATTTCTTGAGCTGTTCCTGTATACCCACCTTTTTGTGTATAGTTAGTTTCTAAGAATTCTTTTGTGATGTATAGATCTTTTCCAACTCCTTCCACTACAATAGATTGAGCATTAGATGCAATTAAGTTAAGTTTCAATTCTATCTTAAATGGTCCGTCAGTTTCTGGCGGAATCCAAGAAGTTTCATCTCCATCATTCATGTAATAGTACATTATCTCTTGCCCATTATCGTTGACAAACACACCGATTTCTCTTGGATAATACCCTGTTCTAAGACTTACGTTATCTATGTTAGTAGTCAAAATAACTGTGTCATGTTCCTGGTTTAAAGTCAGAATTCCTTTCTCAACTTTTTGATTAATCAAATGTTCTAACTCTGCTGGGTTGTCATAATTATCTAGTCTACCGTCACCAATTTTAATCTTAGAAAAGTTAATAGGCTTGTTCTCTGCCTGAATTTTAGCCAAGTATTCTCTACCTTTTTTCGTTATTCCATTGAATTTCATTTGCTAATACCTCCTATAACTTGTTTATATGCTTTTATGTAAATAGCATTATTTACAGTAAAGTCTTTCTTTTTATTTTCCTTAGTTGCTAATAAAGTCACTTCTTTAAAGCCTGATATGTAGTATTTAGATGTGTTTACTTGTTTTAACTCTATATAATCTAAGTGGCTTCTAACATTCTTATTAGCTTCTATGTTTTCCATCAACTCTCTATACTCATTTGGATCTACTATTTTCTTATCTGTATAGATTCTAAAGGTTCCAGGTCTACCATTGTAGGTAGTCCATTCTTTTACATCAAAGCCTTTGTACAATAGACCACACACATCTTTTAATACCTTAGTTGTACCCATATTAATTTTAGAAAATATAGCTCTCTTAACTATTTTTTTCTTTTCTTCGAGAGTTGCATTTTTAGTGTATATAGAGTATTCCCATAACAATATATTAATCTCTTGTTCATTCATTAAATCTATCATTTCAAGCTTTTTTAATTCACTATTTATGATAGAGTTTCTACCTCTCAAGACGAAGTCTATAGACTCATATATCCATTTAGTTGTAGCATCATCTAAAGTAGATACAGCAGCAATGCCTGTTAATTTCAAGTCATCAATTAATATCATATGTCTTCAACTCCTAGATAATTGACTACTACACTAGCATTACACTTAGCAAACTGATGAGGTTCTAGCTTTTTGTAAACTGGAGATGTAATGACTGTTCTTTTTACTCCAGCAAGCTTTAATCTTTTGATAAGTTCGTCAGGTATGATGTCTCTACCTAACTTATTTTTTTGCCATTCTATATAATCATTTACTGCTGTTTGTACCTTATCTTTTATAGAATTAATACTGATTTCATCAGCTTTATTTATGTAATAATCAAACTCAACTTTATAATCCACAACTTCAGGGCTTTTTACTGTAACCTTATCTGTTAAAGGCCTTATTTCATCAGAATTTACAACCTTTAATACTTGATTTTTCATTTCTTGAGTAGGCACTCCATCTTTTGTAAGTACGTAGATATCGACTTCGCAAGGGTTTGGACTCTTAACAGTAACATCAACTATTTCTGGAGATGTCGATAAAGTCCAAAACACATAAGCTCCAACTGAACCCGCAACAGAGAAAGAGTCAGGGACAAGTCTTAATCTTTCTCTATACACTTCATCTTCTTCTAGGTCTGTTCCACCATTTGAAATAGTGATATTTTCTACTTTAGAAAAGTAAGGATATAAGTCAACCATTGTATTGATATGCCCTATAGGGATATTATTTCCTATCGTTCCAGCCGTCTTACAAGTAGCAATACCATCTACATATAAGGTATTTTCTGCTATAGAATACTCTTCATTTGTTTCAAAATAAAGGTCATTATATCTAATCAAACTCCCTTTTGGTATGACTATTTTCTTTTGTTTAGCAGATATGATAGAAAATCTAAAAGTAGCTTTAGCATATTGCTCTTCTAGTCTTAATCCTCTGTCTCCGTATCTATCTCCCAATAAGTCTAATCTATAATCTCTAGCATATTTTAAGTAATTCTGCTTTAGATTATCATTGTAATTCTCTTCTCTCATAGCTATGAGATAAGCAACACTGGCAAAGATAAGTCCTTCAGGTGAATACTTAGAGATTTTCCGTCCACTAAGTTCTTCGAACTTTTCCTGCATTTGCTGTCTTAGTTCTTCAGCATTAGCATCGATTATTTCATAAGTATCTTCATTCATATAATCACCTCTATTTCTAGCATTATTTCTAAGTCATTATTTTCTAACTTTAAATCTAAATTTTTAAGCAGTGCTCTTGGTTCATACTTCTTTAAATTAGTCATTAGTAAGCCTATAAGCTTATTTTTAATAACTGGAATGTTCTTATCCACCATATCGCTGTCTAAAGAGAATTCTCTCATCAGCGGTTGTTCTTCCTTTGTAACTCTTAGTATCATATGTACATTTCTTACCACATCTTCTATTTCATTTTGCGGGTTGTAATTTATATCATCTTTAGAATTTATCAAATATATCATAGCTTAAACACCTTCTTTTGTAGATTTTTTACATCGCCCTCATACTCAACCCCAAGAATAGTCTTAGCAGTTTGTCTGTACTCTATCTTTTTTTGATACTGTAAAGGGTCATCTACATACTCCAATAGGGTTATATCCAAATTGATATAATCAAACTCTCCAGTAACCGCATTAAAATGTGATAGTGTTTCGTCTATCCCAGTTATTAGAAATGGAAACTCTCCAATGACGTGATATCCTAGTATTAATGGAGCATATCTTCCCAGCTCCATAAAGTCTTTTAACATCTGCAGATGTAAACTAGGAGCTTTAGTAAGCCCAGCTATTAGCTCTATAGACAAGCTAACTTCCATTAATTCTCTACCTTGCTGCCTTACTTTCCCAATACCATAAATTGGCTCATGTTGAGTAATTTTGGCTTTTCTACTTCTTGATAATTCCTTCTTTAAAGAAAATACATTCAAGTCACTAGCATAAAAAATTATGTCTCCCAAACTTCCTATCATGATGGACCTCCTGTCTTACTGCTTCCAGGTTGTATTCCTGAGTGAGTATGCGTATTAAGATTAATATCTCCTAGCATAGCAGTACCCTTAGTATTAGTATCGGCTTTAAAAGTAGTATTTCCATCTACAGTTAATGTCTTTTTTAACTCAACATCTGCTGTAATAACTACTTTTGTGATAGGAGATAGAGTTAAAACTCCATCTTTGTAAGAATAGAATCCACCATCGGAGAATGTCCTTTTTACTTCTCCTTCAGAAATGTCTGAAGGTCTCATAGGACATCCTAAGATGTAACCTTGCTCCATCATATCAGGCAATGATAGAACTATAACGGTTTGCCCTATCTTGAGATGATAATTATCTGAATGTGATTCAGAGAATGGGACCAGGATATTTAACCAATCTGAAATTTTGTTGTCCCTGTCTGGAAACATAACTCTTGCTTTACCATTTGCTATGTCTATATCATTTACTTCCCCTTGCTTCAAGATATCCAGCATTCTTACCCACCACCTTTTTATTTTTAATCTTATTTGCTTTTTTTGTTTCTCTTTCTTTTTTTCTTGTATTTGCAGTTTTAGCCTTTTCTTTCTCTGCCTTATCTCTCTTAGCTTTATCAATTGCTTTTGCTCTCTCTTCTGCATTTTGTCTAGCTCCAACTTTAAAAGCTTCAATATCACATGTGTAGTCTCCATCAATATTGTGTGTAACTTTATCAATTACATATCGTCCAGCAAATCTACCAAAACTGTCATCTAGTTCTATAATGCAACCTGCACAGTATTTAACATCTCCATCAACCGTTAAGTTTATAGAGTATTCTTGCTTTAAACTGTCCTTTAAAGTTTTCTCGGCCACCTTCTTAGCCTGAGATTTCCCTTTAGTTTTAATCTTTTTTGTCTTAGCTTTTTTAACTCTTTTTTTAGTTTTTGTTTTATCTGCTTTCTCTTTAAAAGCTATATATCCTCCATCATCAAGCATTTTTTACCTCATTTCTCTTCTCAAGTTCTTCTTTTGTAATAGTCTCAACAATGAGTTTCTTTTTATCTGCATCATAATAACTAACCTCGACTTTGTCATAAACTCCTTGGTTTTTCTTCTTTAGTGTAAAGCTTCTAATACGAAAATCTTTAATATTAAAGATATCGATATTATCGTTATCAATTAATGCATCATCATTAAAGACTATTAGCTTATCATCAGTAACTTTCAAACTTAGAGCTGTTTCAGATAGAACTCTATTTAAAAAACCTAAATCTGTTTCTCTATCTTGGTCTAATCTATCAAAGAAAGCATTATCACAATGTAGCTCATAACTTAATTCGTGTTTAGTTGCTATTTTAGATAACAGTTCTGATAGAGTTATTTTCTCCCAAGCTACACTATTAACTTGCTCTCTAATAGTTTGGTCAAGTGGCAATGCCAGGCATTTGAGAGAAAGTCTTTGATTATTAAAAGTAGGCTCATCAACGTAGAAAATTCCAAGGTCTAAGAATCTAGATTTACCATTTTCATTTTGCTGGATCCCTATTAAGAGTCTTGAATTCTCATCAGGATACCATTCGTTGAGCCATCTATAATCTAAGTTTTCCAGGTCTAACTCTAAGTCATCTACAGCATTTTTTGAGTTATCTGTATAAGTCATTGATGAAATACTAGGTTGTATTTCTTCAGTAATATCTACTCCTTCATAGAAAACTATTATTTTTATATTTCTTGCTATCCCATTTCTATCAGCCTCCTTTTGGCAATAAAAAAAGAGCAGCTTTTATACTGCTCTTAGATTTCAGATTTTATTTATTTCTATTTTATAGCTCCTAAATAAAATTCAGATGATCCTCTTCCAGGTTTATATATTACATCTCCTGTTATTTCTGCTGGGATTTTATATACTATATTAGTTGTCTTAGCTGTTAAAGGATTTAATTGATCTAAAAATAATCCCCATCCATCTTCTAAAATAGTTTCAGTGTGGTCATATTCATATTCTGTTCCATTGTAATTTATAAATACTGATCCATCTACAACCATTCTACTTTCCTTGTCAGTGTTTTTGAAAGTAACATTAATTATTAAATACTTAGTATCTTTTTCAGCCTTTAGTTCTTCAAAGTCACTAATTTTTTTACTGTTTACAACTTCAACAGAATTAACAGTTACTTCAAAATAGTCATCCTTAACAGTTTCCCCTACACTTGCATAGTTATTCGATTCATTTGCATTTGCATTTTCAGTTTTAGCAGATTCAGAATTAGATTTAGATCCACTATCTCCTCCAGCAAAAGTACCTATCAAAAATATAGCAATAATTACCCCAACTACTCCATACAAAACTTTTTTCATATAATGCCCTCCTAATAAAATTATAATATCTATTGTACTATAAATATTTTATAAAATCAATATTGCTACACTTTATCTTTTCCACGGTGGTAGTTTTGATGTTTCTACTGCACTTGCAATAGGTGAAATTTCAGGCACTATGACAGGAATATTAGAATCAAATACAGCGATAGATAGTAAATTAAGATTAGCCCTCATTAGCTGATGGAAATACTGCTCTGAACCATATAATTTATAACTTATCAAGTCCCATGTATCTCCACTCACTGTTTTATATACTTTTACTTTTTTCATATTATCGCCGTCCTTCTCTTCTTACTTTCTATTTCTTCAATTACTCTTTTAACTTCTCTAGCAATATCTATAGCACTTCCAGAACCACCATTAATGTTGATAGTTATTGTATCTCCACCCACAACTGTTCTTGAGTCATTTGAAATACTTCTAATCCTATCTTTTAAAGATGATACTCTTGAAGATAAAGAACTTCTAGTTTGTGAATTGTTAAGAATTCTAGCTCCACGAGGTAAATTAGCCATAGTTGGGGAATTTACTAAGTAAGAGCTGTTGTTCATTTCTACAAGTTCAGCACCTCTTTCAGCAAGAGTTGTAAGTCCACCACCAAAGTAGTTAGTACCTGAGTAGTTTTGGGCTACTTCTCCATCACCTTTAAACCAATTAAAAGGATTTAATTTAGAACCAAAGTTTTTAAGGCTTTCCCATTTTTTATTTATCCAATCAAAGAATCCACTGAAAGCTTCTCTAATCTTATCTATGATAGCAGTAGCACTATTCTTTAGTCCATTCCATGCATTAGATCCTATTTCAAGTAAAGCATTGAATTTATCTTTTATCCATTGCCATGTATTAGTGAAAGCATTTTTTATAGCCTTCCATACAGCATTTACTCCATTTCTGAACCATTCACATTTTTGATATAATACTACAAAAATACCTATAAATGGTATAAATAGAGCCTTATACTCTTTAATCTTAGCCCATACTTTAGCTCCTAACTCCATTAATGCGTGAAATTTATTTTTTATCCAAGTCCAAGTAGCTTTAAACCCTTCTTTTATAGCTTTCCAAGCTTTATCTACTCCTTTTCTAAACCATTCACACTTCTTATAAAGTAGGACAAAAATAGCAATAACCGCTACAATAGCTGCAATTATAAGCCCGACTGGATTAGCTACAAAAGCAGCTTTTAATGCTAAACCAACCATTTTTATAATGCCTATGAATTTACCACCTATAAAAGTCCCTATTTTTACGAATGTTCCAAAAAGTTTACTAGCTAGTGGAAACATTTTCTTTAAAGCAAAGAATACTCCACCTTTACTCTTAAAAGCTCCAAACTTATATAACCAACCTACACCTTTTGCAAATGGCCCTAATAACAGTTTGTTAGCAACCCCCATTCCTAAATTCATTGCAGCGAATCCAGCAACTAATTTGACTATGAAAGCCACTAGCTTAGGATTTTCTTTTATAAAATTAGCTATCTTTCCAGCGAATTCTTTTAAAGTATTTAGAGTTTCTTTAAGCTCAGGAGCTATGCTCTTTCCAATGTCAGCAAGAGCATTAAAAGCATTGTTCCTAAATATCTTCAATTGATTAGTTAAAGTGTTTAATCTGTCTTCATACTCTCCATTAACCTTTTCATTTTCTGATACAGCTTGTTTCGCTTTATCTAATTTCTCCTTAACTCCATCTAAGTTTTCCGACAACACAGATAATCCGTTGATTACAGATTTATCACTTCCAAAGATATCACTGATTAACGCTGACTTGTCCGCAACATTGGAATTCTTAATCTTTTCTAGTACTTTTAAGATAGTACCTTCAGCATTTTCAGCCATTTCTTTGTTTATCGTTTTAGGGTCAAATCCTAAATATTTTAATGCATCAGCTTTGTTCTTAGTATTAGCCCCTTGCGATAATTCAGAATATAGTTTACCTAACACAGTACTTGTTTGCTCAGCAGTTACTCCAGTAGATATAAGAGATGTAGCAAATGCCATGTTAGATTCTTTGGATAAGTTTATAGACTTAGCAAATCCTCCAGTTCTTGCCGATACATCTGCTAGTTGTGCAGCTGTAACAGAGTAGTTATTTGATAGCATATTAAGAGTATCCATGTATGAAAAAAGCTCATCTTTAGATAAATTTAATTGCTCTTTTGTTTTGGCCAAGAATGTTCCTGCCTCATCTGTAGATATATCAAAAGCCACTTTCATTTTTCCCGCCATGTCTGAGTAAGCTACGATATCTTCTCCAGCTATTCCTGATTGTGCTAAACTTCCTGCTATTTCATTAATTTCTATTTGAGACAAAGGGCCATTTTTAGATAATTCAGCTAAATCATCATAGTATTTTTCAGCTTCTTTACCTAAAATTTTTCTTAAATCTGCTTGAGACTCTTCTACATCCATATAGAATTTAATTGGAACAGCTAATGCGGCTCCTGTTGCAGCACCTCTCCTAAGTTGCTCACTTCCTTTTTTAGAAAACGCATCTCCCATATCTGAAATAGCTTGTGCTTTACTTAGAGATTTTTTCAATTTCTCTTGCTTCTTTAGTTCTTCATTAACTTCTTTTAACTTTTTCTTATAACCTTCTAGCTTAATTCCTTCGTTTTCTAAAGCACTTCTTGCTGCTTCAAAGACATGTTTTTGTCTTTCTTTTTGCTTATTCAACTTGTCTACTTGCTTTTCTGCATTTTTAACTTGCTCTTTAAATTCTGCAGTAACATTATTAGATTTAGCATATGCTTTTCTAAGCTGTTCTAAATTCTTAGCCGCTTTATTGTATTCAGAGTTAGCATTCTTATATGCTTCTGCAACTTTGTCTAAATTCTCTAGTTTTTTTTGAGTTTTTACTAAGTCTTCTGTAGAGTCTTTTACTTCATTCAAAGACTTAGCTGCCTTAGATAAAATAGACATAGTTTCACTTGCTCCAGCAACTCCCATCTGCCAAATTAAACTCATGTCTTTAGCCATCTACTCCACCTCCTTAGTCATCATTGTTCTGTCTTTCTTCCTCTTCTTCTACAAATTTATTTGCTCTAGCTATCCAGTAATCAAGTTCATATAAGCTACAATCCAACATAGAATCGTAGCTTACATTAACTTTAAAGTAATTAAGAACTCTTAAAAGCTCTGTTATCATATCCAGATAGATTAAGCACCAGTTTCCTCTGTTACTTCCGTTGTAGTATCCTTCTGAGCCTCTTTGTCTTCCCAACCTTGACTCAAAAAACGCTTTACCCCGTTCACAACCTTCAAGTAATCTATTGATACAAGATTAAGTAAGTCTCCGTACTTAACTCCAACAGATTTAGCTGCTACAGTTATTGCCCAAGAGTCTTCTAATTCTTTTACAGCTCCAGCATCTTTATTTCTTGCTTTGAATTCTTTTTCACATTGCATAAAATCTCTTCCTGTCATTTCTTCTACATTTATGTCAAGTTCATTGAATTCTTTTCCACCGAAATTATATGTTTGTGATAACTTTACTTTCATTTAAGTCCTCCTTAATTTAGCCCTAAATATTTTCTAACTGCTTGGTTAGCAAGTCCATGAATTACATTTACATTGTTAAGTACATCTATCTCTACAACTGTTTTTCCACCAATCTCAAGTTTGAAATATGTTACTGATAAATCGATAGATGTTTCTAATTTTCCACTAGGCTTCATTTTTAGCCCATCCATTTTCTTGATTAAACCTTTGAAAGTTGCATCTATCCCATAAACATCAGCACTGTGTGTTTCTCTATTCATAGCTTGAGCTGCACCTTTACATTCAATCAAAATTGACTTTTCATTGTTGATTTCTAATACAGAGTCATCAACACAATCCATTTTGATTTTAGCTTCTAATTTCTTAAAGTGACCCATTAAAGGCACTTCTAATTCAGCAGTCAATCCCATTTGCTCAGATGTGACTGTGTCATACTCAATGTTAGGCAATTCTACTTCTGATATTCCAGCAAGGTTATTTGAACCATTGAAATATGTTTCAGCATCTATAAGAGCATTAGGTATTTGTTTTCTTCCCATCTTTTTCCCTCCTCATTAAGCTGTTAAGCTTTCAGCAAATTTTTGTAATGCATCAACATCATAAACTTTCTTGAAAGTTATAGACTTTGCTCCTGGAATTATTCCAAGTTCTATAGTCCAAGTAATATCTCCATTTATGATATCTATTAAGCTATTATCAACTGAGTAAAAATTAACTTTAGCAGACAATAATTGATCTGCCGCAACAAGTGCATTTAATCTAATATTCATAGATTTCTTCATTGTTTCAGCCATTTTTAAACTGAACTTTTTATCCACATTATTAAAATATGATATAACAAGTTCATTTCCAATGTATTTAAACATTCTACGACCATAAATGTACTTGTCTTTTGGGTCTGTTGCTAAAGGATTCTTAGCTGTTTCAGATCCCCAACATCTCCACCCTTTAAAGTTTATAGCAGTAACTACACCATTTTTATTTAAGAAATTGGCTTGTTGCTCTTTATCTAATCTAACTTCTTCATAATTTCCACTAGCATTTTTCCAAACAAAAGCATCCATTTTGTAAGAATAGTTAGAAGGTCCTTGACTTGGAACTCCATTATTCTCTCCATCAACTTTCATCGATAAAGCAGCATAATGGATTGATTGATGATATATTTCTCCAGCAAGTTTGATTTTTCCATATAGCAATACTTGGTCATTACTTAGAATGTTGTTAGTTTCTTTCCATTCAACAAGTTCATTATATTTTTTATCCACTGGAGCATTTACTAATGCTATTGCTTCAAACATTCCACCATTCAGTGTTTTAGCTTTAGTTTCCATGATAGCTGCAACATCACTTTCATGTGAAAAATCAGGAACATCTATAAAAGCAGGTAATTCACTATATTTCAAGAAAATTTCGTTTGCTAATTCTAGCCCTGTTCTTTTCATTGTTGTGCTATCAAATCCACCGATAGCTTCTGTTTTTGTAACTTTAGATAAGTCTACTTCTTCGTATTCTATATCTACATTATTTCCAGCTACAGTTGCATAAATTTCTAATCCTTCAGCTGTGTAAACGGTTCTTGCATCGGATATAACTTGCTTTCCTGTTGCATTTTTAACTACTACAGATTCTGGAATTACCTTGTGACTTGGTATTAGCACTTTTCCTTTTTCAAGTGCTTTATTAGCAAGTGTTTTCTTTTCTGATTTATGTGTAGTTAAATCTAAAATATTAACTATATAAAGCGGTGCAACAGCATACAGCTCAAAGAAAACTTTGATTGCTTGTGATATAGAGAAATCTAAATCATAAGTATCTCCAAAGTACTGAATAGCTTCTTGATATGTCCCTATTCTCACTACTTCATTTACTTTTCTATTTTCTGCTTTAACCTTGTGAATTGGTGCTGTTCCAACTATAAAATGCCCATAATCTAAAACCACAGGTAATTGAAAGGCTGTAGCCCCTTCTTGTTGGTATGTACCATGTTTATAACCCATTTCTACCTCCTAAAATTTAATTTATAATAAAAAAGAGCAGCTTTTATACTGCTCTTAGTGATTATTAATTAGTTAATCCCATTTTGTTTAATTTCATTAATTTTTCTTCTATTTCTGCTTTTTCTTTTAACAAGTTTGCTTTTATTCTAGTTGCTTCAGCTATCAAATGTTCAAGCTCATCTTTTGCTTTACCTTTATATTCAACCAAATTATTAATTTTAAAATAATTATCTATGAAATCTTTATATTTTTCATATACTCCATATTTCTTACATAAAGATATTACCATTTCTTTGTATAAAACAGAAATTGCAGAAATATTTGTATAATTTTTATCCGAATTTTCCTTCTTGTATTCTTGTAAATTCATATGCCTTAAATTTATTTTTTCATTTCTACTATACCAATGAATAGTTGCATCTGTTATATTAGTTAGTTTAGCTAAATCTTGAACCTCTATAACAGGAACACCTCTCCAAGTAGTAGGTTTAATTTCTTGTACTTGAAATGGCAGTTTCTTCTGTTCCTTATTTTCGAGTCCTTGATTTTCTAACTTTTCTAAGACATGTATAACTGCCCTTCTGACAAACTTACTTTCTCTTACTAAAACTTGTCTTGCTTGAGATAGAGTTAGGATAAACATAGGGACTGTACGTCCTGATTTATCTTTGTATGAGCTGGGCAAAATTTTCTGCTCAGTGATTTCCTCAGAAAATTCATCTCTAATTATAGCCAATAAAGTTTTATGAAGAAGTTCTTTTTTTATTCCTTCTTCTTTTCTGAACTTATTTATTTCAGCCAGTAGTTCCAAACTTGTTATTTCATTTTTCGTAATCAATTTATTTTCCATTTTTATTCACCTTACCTCTTTTCTTTTGACATTTTATACCTTGACCAAATCCAAACATAAATGCTTTATGTATCATCTCAAAAATTCCTTTTGAATTATCACGAATATCATTTAATTGGTCAAATGACATATCATAATGAGTTGTTAAGTGTTTTCTACTTTCTTTGATTACCTTTTCCATATTTGCATACATAAAAAAATACCTCCATTTTAAATTTTTAGTTGCCAAAATAGAGGTATACAGTGTATAATATTTACATACCAATACTTTGGCGGTGAGTGATATTTCAAATCTTTCTCAGGGAGTGAATATCACTCTTTTATTTTTCTTTTATAGGCAACCTATTTATAGCCTCTCTAACTCCTTCAACCTTAGAAATATTATTTTCTTTACAATATTTTTCTAATATCTCATTAGTTGCTTTATTGACTCTTACTGTCAATTTTACATCTTTTGGGTCATTTGTAGGTCTACCCATTTTCTTTTTGTCATCCATATTTCACTCTCCTTTCTGACGACAAAAGTATTATATTATATCTGTCGTCAAAAGTCAAGAGAAATTTTTTAAATTTTTATTTCATCTACTATTGAATTAAAATATTGATAGTCCTTATTGATTTTTGGATACTCTTCCACAGGAATTAATAATCTCCCAAGTAGTGGGTATTTTTCAATAAGTTTTTCAATTTCTTCTCCAAAATATACGGTCCCTCTAACAAAGAGAAACTCAGGTAAATCTAGCTTTTTACCCACGTAAATATATGTTTTCATTCTTATCCCCTTCCAAGTAGTTTTGCAATTTTTCTCTCAACTACTTCTGATGTGTCAGGTACTCCAAATACTCTAAATCTACAAACAGAGTAAAAATAAGGCTCTGCTTCTGCAGTAAAGTACTCTATAGAAAATGGGAAAGATTGATCCACAGCAAATTTTCCATCTACTGTACTTTCATTCAGAAACTCCTTTTTCAAGTAATCTCCGATAGATAAGTTATTCAGATAATCTTTTTCACTCTCCATTTTAGTACCTATCCACACTTCTAAATCCACAGGTACATCATAGTTATCTATCCCATTCCTAGTCTGTTCAAACTTAGTAACCCTTAAAATAGCAAAAGGAAAGAGGTCTTTCTCGCTCTTTCCTTCTTCTCTATCTTCATGATTAATTTCTGGTAACAATCCATGATGTACTGTAAATTTCTTATCTTTCAATTTCTTTTTTAAGAAATCAAATACAAGTTGCTCAACTTCAATAATCATATCCCTATCACCCTGTTTATTTCATGCTCTAATCTCATTCTGAATTTTTCATCTGCATAGCCTTGTAAATATTCTAGTATTGATAAACTACCGAGCATTTGAGGTGCTGAAACTGACATTAGTCTTTTAATAGTCTCTCTTTTTCTACCATTTTTTGTAATGAATTTACCAGTTCTTTCAAAAGCTCCTAGATGTCCACTCTTGTATGCTATAAATGCATTAGGTAAGGACTTATACCCTCCTTTTTTTACAGCAGCTTGAACTATTTTTCCTTTTACCCTAGTTTTAGGATTTAGCTTGAAATGGTCTAACCCTATAACTCTACCACTACTTATGATAGAGCCTGTTAAATTACTTTTACTAGTTTTAAAGATATTAACACTACTAAGCAACTTACTTTTCTGAGCGAAATAAGACTCCGTTGTCTTCCTGATTTGCTCAGTTTTTACCATCTCAAGTGACCGATTAATTGCTCTTGAGATACAACCTGGTAACTCACTCTCGTATTTTCCAAGAGTATTGATAACTTCATTTATCCCTGTAGCTTCAAATTTAACTCCTATCATTTTTCATCATACCTCGTTAAGTCTATCTCTAGTAAACCCATGTCTTCCTTAGTTTCTTCTACTAAATATCTAACACCATCTACTAAGATTTTTTCTCCAGAATGAGGTGGGTATTTAAAGAAGGACTTTTCTATAAATAGAGTCATTCCTTCAATAAATAGCCCGTCATTCTCTAAAGATTTAGTTCGATTTCTCTGCTTGTTCTGAAATCTTTCTTCGTCGATAACACAGACAGTTTCTTTTTTTCCTATAGTATGTGTATCTCCAAACTCTTCTAAGTTCAAAAAAACACTAGCAAGGTCATTAGTAACTTCTTCTTTAAAGCTCATAGTTATGCCTTTTTAGATTTTTTTGAATTTTTATTAGTTTCTTCAACTTCTGTGTTTTCTTCAGTAGTTTCTTCAACTTCTTCGAGATTTTCAGCTTCTTCAGTAACTTCTTCAGCTTCTACGAGTTCAAGGGATTTAACTCTTTCTATGATATCTGATTCTAAGATATCCACTACTTCACCAGGATTATAAACTATTCCACAGTAAATCAGTGATTGTTTAACTTTTAATTTCATGCTATCCCTCCTTATTTAACTTTTAAAACTTTTATAGCATCAATGTCGAATGGAACAGGTAAAGGTCTTGATTCTGTTCTTACTTCAAGAGTATTGATTTTTGTATCTTCATCTTCAAAAGGGACTCTTTCTGCAACTATTATCCCTTTAGCTATATCTGCTGCAGGTCCATAGTGTAAAGTATTGTTAGATGGTGCAAATAACACTCTTCCTTCTGGAATCATTTTCACTGTGTCATATGTTTTTCCATCTGCTTTTAACACTGAATGTTGAGTTTGGTATGAGTAGATAGGGATATTATAAGGAGCTAAAGTTCCAATATATATAGCTCCACTTGCTAACTCTTTAGGATCTATTTGCCCAAAATTAGCATTTTTAATATCTAGTAATTTAGCTATTTTTTCATTTTGAGTAAATAGTCTTGCCGCGACTGGATCCATAACTATGTGTTCAACTTTTTGGCCTGTAGTTTCTCCTATTAAAGTTATTACAGATTCTATATCTCCTGAAATATCTGCATTTGGTTGATTCCATAATATTGTAGGAGTAATTTCTTGGACTGTTCCATATTCTATTTTGTCTTCAACACCTTCTCCTTTTACTACTATTGATCCTTTGAACATTAAGTCAATACACATTAACTCTTCTCTTCTTGAGATTTGTTCTTCAAAATCTGCAAAAGCTTCTCCAATTAATTTTGCTTTTTTTTCTTCAGGAGAAATTCCACCATAAATAGTTTCTCCTGCTGATTTAGCAAAGTAAATTTCTTGTGCAGAGAATGTTTTCTTTGGTGCTACTTTTGGTGCAGAGTAGTATTTAGATGCATAACTTCTCTTTACTACTTCAGTTCCTGGGATTAATTCAGATACAAAAGGAGCCACTAATTGTCTACCTTTTCTGTACTCAATTTCCCATTTTGGATATTCATGAGTTTCATGTTTTGCAAAAAACATGTCTCTAATAAATGTCTTTGGTTTTATAACTGACTGGTCATATAGTCCTAAAAATTCTAATAATACTGCCATTAATATCTACCTCCTAATTCTTTTACTATTATTCCTTTATCTCTAGCTTTTTTGATGAAATCAGCTTTTACTGTAGCTGCTTTTAATTCAAGCCCTTCGAAAATAACTTCCCCAAACACTACAACTGTAGTTTTAGTCTTAGCTGTAGTTCCATCAGCTGTTTCTAAAACTATTCCAAATAAATCTGTTCCATCAGATAATTCTGCACTTGCATTTACTGCTTGCCCTCTCTTAACTGATTTCCCTTGTGGTACTTCTAATTCCATAACTTTGTGACCTGTACCACTTAATAATTGGTCAACTCCATACTCATTACCTTTTTCTATAAAGCTCATTTTGTACCTCCTGTTTTTTTATTCATATACTTCAAAATATCACATACTGGTATTCCTACAACACTTCCTGAACCTTCTTCAGCTCTCGGTGCTACAGGAACAGGTGTTGCTTGACTCTCTTCTTGTATGTTTTTAAGAGTCTCTTTGTTTTTTTCTTTTTTGATGTTTAATATTTTTAATGCTAAGTTTGCAGCATCAACAGGTTCTTTGAATTTAGCCGTATTTACAACATCATCAAATCCTGCTATTTCAAGATTTTCAATTGCTTCAATTCTGTTTCTTTCTCCTTGTATTGCAGAATTAACTATGTTTTCATACAATTCTGGGTAATCTGCTTTGAACTTCTCTACAGTCATTTCTTCCGTATTCGTAGCTGTATTTTGAGTTGGTTCTGGATTAGGCTCTGTTACAGGTTCAGTAGGTTTAGAACCTGGGAAATTTTTAAATTTTGAAATGTCAAATGCTAAACTATTTACAATTAGTAAATTATTGACATTCTGTAGATTTTCTACTTCACCTACTATCTCATCGATAAATCCATACTCTTTAGCTTCTTCAGCATTAAACCATTTCTCTTCATCCATAAGTGCAGATAGTTCTTCTTTCGTTTTGCCTTTAGCTTTAGCTAAGTAAGTTTCTAAGATACTATCTTTAACCTTATCTAAAAGAATTCCAGTTTTTTCCAGCTCTTGCTTATTTCCATAAGCCCATGTTAATGGGTTATGTATCATAAACATAGCATTTTTTGGCATTTTTACAACATCACAAGCACTAGTTATAATCGTTGCTGCACTCGCCGCAAGACCATCTATGAAAGCTGTAACTTTAGCCTTGTGATTTTTTAAAGTGTTTGCTATTGCCACCGCAGCAAATACACTTCCACCAGGTGAGTTAATATGTACATTTATATTTTCTACATCACCTAAATTTCCGATTTCTTCTTTAATTGTTTTGTCACAAACGTCATCCCAATATTCTTCAGAACCAATAGTTCCATACATAATTATGTCTGCACTATTATCTTCTTCATTCTTCGTTATGTTCCAAAACTTCTTTGTCATTTTCGGCATTGTTAATCATCACTCCTTTTTCTTCTAATAATTTGTTTTCCTTTGCTAAGATTCTTACATTTTGCTCAAAATCACCCCCGTTAAGCTCGACAGTTTCTTTTGTTCTAGTAGAGAATCCTTGTTGAACTCTTAAAGTACTTGCTTTGACTTCTTTAAGTGGGTCAAGTTGTCCTTGACTCGGTCCATTCCATTGAGCTCCACTCCAAGCTTTTGTTAGCAATGGATCTTCTCCATAGTTCTTCATATCTACTCTACCTAGCAAATATGCTTCCCTTAACCATTCTTCATATACTACTTGTGTAAAATTGCTAGAGAACCAATCTCTTCTCTTTCTAAACATCTTCCAAGCTTCTAATAAAGCAGCTCTACTTGCTGAATAGCTAGCAGTAAAATGCTTAATTAGTAACTCGTAAGGAACTTCTAAAGCAGCTCCTATTTGCCTTAAAATTGAAGTAACGAAAGGGTCGAACTGTGCATTTGGTCTGCCTGGATTAGTGGCAACAACCTTTTCTCCAGGATTAAGTCCTTGAACTAAACCTGGTGTTAGTTCTATAGTTTCATCGTTAGAACTATCTATTTGCTCAGTTTCATCCAAGACTTCATGGTCTGCTATATTAGCCCCTTGGGCATTATCCTTATCACTCTCAATAAATATCGCATACATCCCACTTACAACTGCCGCCATAAGTTCTGCATCAGTATATCTATCCAGTTGCTTCAGTGCTTCAATTACTGGAGATAGAATAGGTATACCTCTGACTTGCTCAGGTCTTTCAGCTAGCATTATGTGTAATATATTCAGTTGTTCCTGCTTTCCATAAACTGAAATAAAGTCCGTTTCTACGTTTCCTGACACATCAAGCGGGTGTTTTCTTGCAACATAATATCCAGAAATTCTATTGTTGTTATCGATTTTCACTCCATCAACGATAGTTTCGTCATTTTGTAATAAAGAAGGTGTCATAACTCTATCAGGCTCAATTATCTGTAGCTTTAAGCTATATGGATTCTTTGGTGTTAAAAAATAGTTAAATTTTACAAAACACTCTCCATTCAAGAGAATTGTTAAGAAGACTAGGTCTTGAACCTGGTCAAAATTCAAAACTCCCATATGTTCAATCTTGTTATCAGCCCATAATTTGAATTCTTTTTCAATAGTAGTTTCAATTGCTTCGGCTTCTTCTTCACTAATCCCTATAGTTTCATAGTCAATTGCTGATTTTAGCTTTAATCCGCTACCTATAACGTTAGAATTAATTGTTTTCATGACTCCTTGAGCAACTGGAGCTCCCATATACAAGTCTCTTGACCTTTCAACTAGCTTTTTTCTGTTCTTGTAGATGTCTTTTTTAACACCTCCTCCTGTTGAAATCCAGCCTTTCATAGAACTTTTTGTGGTAGATGCTCCATGATTTGAGTATCCAGTATTCAAAATCTCAATTTTCTTTCTAGCAACTTCTCTTTCAAGAGCCTTTTTTGGATTAAAAAAAGCAATTGTTTTGTCCAATAAATTCATTTTTCACCTCCTTTTGCAATAAAAAAAGAAGATTAAAACCTATAAATCTCTAGGTATTACTCTTCTTCCTAATTTTTTTCTTCCATTGTTATTTAATTTGTCAAGTTCGCCCTCCCAGAAGGCTCTTCCTTTTCTAATTTCAGATAAATCTTCTCTCACAAGCTCTCTTGTACCAATTTTATAACTTTTTCCAGTTAACACAGCTATTTCTGCCTTTCTATAGGTTTCAATCATCTGCGAACACTCTTCTCTAGTGTAATTCAATTTATAAGGTCACTCCTTTCGATAAAACTCTTCTTTTTGATACTTTCGTAGTCTTTTTCGTAGCTTCAACAGTATATTTTTTACTTAAGTTAGGATTTGCTATTTTTAAAGCTGCATAAGCATAGTTCCTCAAGTCTAGGGGTTCATTTCTCTTAGTTCCTATCACTTTCCAAATAGTTTTTTTTACTCCTTTTTCCCAAACAGTAGTCTTAACTTCAGATGTTAGACCTTTGAAATATGCTTCATCATAGCCCCTATCTACATTGCTTGGAAAGTGCATGTACATAGATCCTGGTTCTTCAATTTTTAATCTAGCAAGAATAGTTTCTTTACCTGTATTTACCCCTAAAGTGAACAATGATATTTGCATTCTATTAGTCCTAGATGGTTTAGATACAAATGCAACACCATCTCCACCTTTACCCTTAATACCAAATACCCGTCTAAATTCTCTAGGCTTGATATATTGATAAGCTTCTTGAGTATAATGTCCTCCAGTGTCTATACAAGTACAAAGAATTCTTATTTTTTCTCCGTTTGCATACTCAAACTCTGTTTCCAGGAATCTATCCAATTGCTCCCAAACGTCATTTTGACCTGGTGAGCCAATAAATTGTTTGTAGTAAATACCCCAAGACTCTTCTCCAAGCCCCCAACCTACAACCTCAATTTCTAATCTGTCATCTTGAACATCGACTCCAGCTGTTAGCACTTGAACTTGGTCAGGAATTTCTGAGGTATACTCTTCTTTTCTCTTAGAAACATCTAAGAAATCTATCTTTTCTACTTTTTCTTCCCATGTTTGGCCAAGACAGGTATTTGTAAATACCTTCATCATTTGCATATTACCTTTTGCAGCTTTAAACTTTTTTATAATTTCGGGCCAGGTAGAAAAAGGACTATATAATTCTGAAATATGAAAACCTCTTACACTCCAATCGTCTACTTCTTCCTGTGGTTGCCATATTCCATGTATCATATTTCTTTTCCACTCATGCTCAGAAGATATTTCCAAGCAGTCAGAACATTTATGTCCAACTGGTTCAAATATTATGTTTCTCCACTCTAATTTTTGGAATGAGCCACATTTTGGACATGGAATATAAAACTCTTCTTTTGTTGAATTTTCATATTCTTTCTCAACTCTTGAGTCTCCTTTGATGGTTGGTGTGCTTGTTATAACTATTTTCTTATTCCAGAAAGTTTTAGTTCTTTCTATTGCTAAATTTAAAGGGTCTCCTTCTCCTCCAACATCACTTTTGAATCTATCTACCTCATCAGCAAGTAGAATTCTCAAAGGTCTGCTTGATAGCTCTGCAGCTGAATTACTTCCAACCAATGTAATATATCCTCCAACAAATTCTTTTTGTAGTTTAGTATCTCTTCCATCAACTTTGTTCAGTATTTTATTTTTAAGTTGTGGTGTACTCTGTATCATGTCATCTAGCCTTGTACTAGAAAAGTCTTCTGCTAAATCTTTGGTCGGCAAAAGATACATGATAGGAGCGGGGTCATAGTCAGCATAATAGCCAAAAACATTCAATAAAATTTCAGTCTTAGATAACTGAGCTCCATACATCATCACAATCTTAGATGTTTTTTTATCCGATATTGCTTTCATAACTTCTCTTTGAAAGGGCACTCTATCAGTTTTCCATCTCCCTGGTTCAGCTGATGTTTTAGAACTTAAAATTCTATATGAATCAGCCCAAGTATCTATAGTCAACTTTGGTGGAGGCTTCAATGTTTGGAATATGTCAGCAAATAGATTAATTGTTTTTCTTAGACTTGGATTTTCTATTGGATCCTTTTCCTTTGCTTTTTTCATCTTCCACCTCTTCTTCATCTTCCATGATTATGTTTTTATTTTTAAACAATTCTGGACTATATTCACTTAATTCCAGCAAAACATCTTCTATAGAACTCAAAACTATATCCTGAATATCTCCAAGATTATCGCAACCCACAACCAAAGGAGCGATTTTATTAGGTACAGCTAACAATTTCCCTTTTAAATTTGTGAGCATAACTGTCATAACTTTTCTAACTATGTCAGCTGAGTGCAGTTCGTTTTTCAATTCTGATATTTTTATACTTTTTAGCTCTATATCTTTTTCAATTTTTTCAGTTTCTTTTTTAAGTTTTGAGTCTTTCAAATCTACGTCAGCAGAGTTTTGTTCTTTAATAAACTCAATAAAACCTTTTACACTCTCTACGAGTAAATATTTACCTCTGTTTCCACTTTTTTTCACAATGCCATCTTGAGCTAACATTCTGATATATCTATCTGTCACCCCAAACATCTCCGCAAGTTCAGGGCTACTAACTATTTTTTCTTCTATGTTCATTTTTCACTCCTTAGGAACGGAAATCGTTAAAATTTTGACCAATATTCAGGTGGAGCTCGGGATTCGCGAGACCCGCTTGACTTTTTTATTTTCTGAAAGAACCTATTTTTCTATCTTTCAAACTTTTAATTTTATAAATATACTCTAAAATGAAAAACGATTAAAAATTAACCGTATATAATTAATAGATTAAAAATTAATCAATAAAAAAACTCCCACAGGCGACGTATCGCACACATCTAAGTGTAGTGGGAGTATTGATGTTGGTATCCTGTGCATATTGGATTCTCACCAATGGAAGACTATCGCGTCTAGCCAGGGTATTAGCCCGATGCACCATAATTGGTAGAGGCTTTTTTAGAGTAGAGCCTCAATAACTACTAACGATACACTAAAAATTAAGGAAGATTCTATGAATGAATTTCATTTAACCTTTTTACACATTAACATTATATTACATATAGAAAATGTAAACAAGGGCAAAAAGGGTGCAAAAAAGGTGCAAATTTTTTAAGGAATTAATTTATTTAATTTCTCCAAAATATCATTTTGAAATAGGTTGCTCGCTATTTTTTCAACTAATAAACTTTTATTTCTTTTTACAGTGCTTTCATCAATTCCTAATTTATTAGCAACACCTTCTATTTTAAATTTCTTAAAATAAATCAAATCTATAATTTCTTTATATTTATCATCTTGCACAAAAGAAAGCCCATAATCTATGAAATCAACAAGATAATCTATTTCATGTATTTCTTTAATTCTTTCTTCTTTTATCATTTCTATCTTTTCTACATCGCTCAAATTATCCTTATTAGTAGCTTTTATTTCATTAATTGAGTATATTTTTTTTAACTCAATATTATCCAAACTCTTTTTTAAGTATTCTTTTCTATTTTTTAAACCAGGATAATTACTTAAAAAATACTCGGTTTTTTGATATGGTGTTAGATTTTTCTCTTTATTTATTTTTGTTATTCGCCCATTTTTAATACATATCTCATAAACTCCATTATCTAATTTTTCAATTGTTTTCTGAAGTTCTTTATACTCCATTATCTCACCTCTGTTATAATATTATCTATGACTTCTAGTTCTTTTCCATCAGAAGAGTAAATATCTCTCATTCTCTTAGAAAATTCAATTTTCTTTGCTTCTAATTCATCATCAGTCATATATTTTTCTTTGAATATGTGACTATTTATAATTCTTACGTGGTTTCCATCTTTTACTCTTAACTCTTGCAGATACTCAACCATCAATTCCACTCCTTCCCAATTCTTTGCATATTCTTTTGCCACTTTTCCCAGTAACAGTTTAATATGTCATCTTTTGTATAGCCTAGTTTTACAGAAAGAGTTAACAAGCTACTGAAAAACCATCTAAATTTGTTATCTAGTAAATCGTACATTAATCCAGTAAAATATGCTCCAGCATAATACCCTGGAAAAATTTCAAATTCTTCACAATAATACTCTATTTGAAATCTACCATCTCTGCTTTTATAATTTATCAGTTGTGCAAAAAAGAAATAAACGTCAGTCAGCTCTTCTAGTTCTTTATCTCTATTATATTCCTTAGTTTTCCAAGTCTTGTGACTGTGTTTTGTCTCCTCATTAAGTTCAATTAATTCTGCTATTAAAGATAATTTAATATCTTCAAGCGTTCTTTCTCTAATATTATTCAAACTTTCATCTAAATACTTTTGAAGATTCAATATATCTTCAAAATTTTCAGGCTTTTTAAATTCCATTATCTCACTTCCTCCATCAATTCTGGGTTTTCATAAATATTCCCAATTATTTCCATTCTTTCATTATTGTTGTTTGTAAAAGGTATTTCCATTTCAAATTTATCATCTCTTAAAACAAATCTTGCTTGTTCCATATTAAAAATGACTTTATATCTACTATTATGTAAAGTTACAATGTCTCCCTCATAAATTTCGTCTCCATATTCGTCTTTTAATCCTGTGTATTGCATTATCTTTAAGTCTTTTTTATATAAAAAATCGTTTTCATCAAAAGAATATTTTTCAAGGTTATCTACTTCCTCTCCATCTGTATATGCTGCAAATGTTACAGTTTTATTTAAAAAATCTATCCCTATTAAGTTTGTATCATATTCTACATATTCATCTTGATAATACATTTTATCTAAATATACTCTAAATTTAATCTCTCTCATTTTCTCCCTCCAAAGCTTCTATTTTTGTTTTTAGTTCTTGTAAGCATTTATCACATAAACTTATTATAGTTCCACTATTTCCACTATCTTGTCTTATTAATAAAAGATTACTTTCAATTTTACTACCACAACTATTACAAAAATTACCTAATTGTCTATAATTAATTTTTTCTTTTTCTTTGCTATTTTTATATATTACTTTAATCATCTTCTCCCTCCCAAGTTGCTATATCCCTTATATATTCGCCTTGATTATAGCAAATACAGCACATTACACTACTCTTAATATCATTAATATTTAATGTATTTTTTTTACTATCTAAATCTCTATTAATAATTTTTTTCTCCATTTCAAATTTTGTACATCCACAAATTTTACATCTCCACATCTTCATCCTCCATTAGCCCTAAATATTCTTTCACAGAATTTCCTTGTTCTTCCCATTGTTTAGATAACTCTCCATTAGAGTTTGTTATTACTTCAACTATTTCGTCTTGATGTTCTATCATAAATTTATTTATAAAACTTAATATTATTTTATTCATCTCCTAAAATCTCTCCTGCTCTTACTTTACCCCAAAAATCTTTATACTCCTTAGATTCCAAAACTTGCTTAGCTTCGTCAGAAAATAAAAAATAATTCCCTAAATCATACCTCTCATTATCTAAATCATTTCCATAGTCCTGAGTTTTCTCAACTCTTGAATTATTTATATAAAAATATATTCCTTTAAATTTTCTCATCGGCTTCCTCCTCGAAATAATGTCTAAAACTAAAGCATCAAACAATTCTTTATCATCAGCATACACCAGCTTCCTCCAGTCTCACAACACTATCATCAATTTCGCTCAACCACATAGTTTTAAAATCTTCAAAAGCCTTAACTACATCAGTTATCATAGATTTTAGAACTACTCCAATCATATTTCTTTTATGTGAATTGATAGTTCCAAGCATCATAATTACAAGAAACATAGTCCTAAGAAGTTCTAAACTGTCTCCAGTTTCTTTATGCTCACAATCAGTAAACGCTTCATCTAAAATTTTAACGACATCATTTTCAACATGATAATTAATCTGACTTTTAAATCTATCTACAATCTTATCTGATGCTTTTATAGTTCTTGTCAAAATAGCTTTGTAATATCTATTTAGAACCATACCCTCTTTATCCCAAAGTTCTCTATTAATTTTCAAGTATTTATTAATTAAGTACATAAGCGTAATTCCTTGCATATCCCCATCTTTGTGTACAACTCTTATTTTTCTCATATACATCACTTCTTATTTGCTTCTTTAACTTTCTTGATTCTAACTTTCAAACTCTCAACAAGTGCATCTTGTACATCTCCTTTATTTTGTAAAGCTTCCATTACATCTTCATCTCTAGTCTCTTTACAAACCAAATGATGGATTATTACCTTTTCTGTCTGCCCTTGTCTGTGTAGTCTTTTGTTAGCTTGCTGATATAATTCCAAACTCCAATTAAGCCCAAACCATATCACATGATTACCCCCAGCTTGTAAGTTAAGTCCATAAGCTGCACTTGCTGGGTGGGCTAGTAGTATATCAATTTCCCCTTTGTTCCAATCTAGTTGGTCTTGTGGAGTCTTCAAAAGTCTTATTCTTAACTTCGATTCTTTCAAAGCTTCAACTATTCTGTCCTTGTCGTGTTGGAAATTATAGAATACTAGTGCAGGTTTCCCATTTAACTGTTCTATCAGCTCTAAAAATCTTTCAATCTTACAATCATGAACTTCAAAGACTTTCCTATTCTCGTCATAGATAGCTCCGTTTGCTAACTGAAGTAACTTGTTAGATAGTGCCGCTGCATTTGCGACAGTGATTTCAGTATCTTCAAGTTCAAGTATAGCTTTTTTCTCAAGCTCATCATAAGACTTCTTAGCCTTGCTATCTAAAGCTACAGGTACTTGTTCATAGATTATGTCAGGGAGTTCTAGGTAATCTTCTGCTTTCATAGAGATACAAATATCTGATATCTTTTCATGTATGGCTTCATTGGATCCTTCTTTGGCATCATAGTTGAAAATTACTGTTCTATTTCTTTGTCCAGGTTCAAAATATCTTTCTCTAAATTTCCCGATAGTCTTTTCTAATCTCTCTCCCTGATCCAGTAGATACAGTTGAGCCCATAAGTCTATCAACCCATTAGGTGCGGGTGTCCCCGTAAGTCCAACAATTCTTGTTATCTTGTTCCTGATAACTTTCAAACTTTTGAATCTTTTTGATTGATGATTCTTAAAGCTAGACCACTCGTCAAGTACCACCATATCGAATGGCCATGCATTTTTATAGTAATCGACTAACCAGGTAACATTCTCTCTATTTATCACATAAATATCTGCTGTTTTTGCAAGTGCCTTTATACGCTTCTGTAGCCCCCCTAAAACAAGAGATGTTTTTAGTAGGGATAAATGGTCCCACTTTGCTATCTCATCAGTCCAGGTAGCCTCTGCGACTTTTTTCGGGGCTATTATTAATACCTTTCCTACTTCAAATCTATTAAATTTTAAATCTACTATTGCAGATAAAGTTATTATGGTTTTTCCTAAACCCATATCAAGCATAAGCCCCAATTTATCATCGCTTATCATTCTATCAATGCAGTATTTTTGGTATTCATGCGGTATAAACTTCATTTAGGCATCACCTCCTCAATAAATTCATCTACTTCTTGAAATGAAGCTATAACTCTTACCCCACAATTTAAGTTTTCTAATTTTTGTATAAAATTCTTCTGTAGTGGGGATAAATTATCCCTTTTTCCTTCTGCTTTCAGTTCCACAAAATAGATATCTCCTCCAGGAACTATAACTATTCTGTCAGGTACTCCTGCATTTCCTGGAGAAGTCCACTTCATACACAAGCCTTTTTTATTTTTTACACTTTTAACTAAATATGCTTCAATTTCACTTTCACTTTTTTTCATGAATTTTCTCCAATCTGAAACGTAACAAACTTTCTTTTTTTTCTTATATATATATATAAATATAGGATTTATAGATTTTATAGACTATATATACCCTTTATTTCTTTATTTTTATATATTAATATAGAAAAGAAAGTTACAAAGTTACAAATATATATTAATACTAATAGTATCAATGTTTTTTTATGAAACTTTCTGTGTAACTTTCTGTGTAACATCAAAAAAGAGAGTTACAAGCATTTTTTATAGAAAGTTACATTTTAAAAAAGTTACACTTAGAAAGTTTCAAAATTTTTAGCTTTATATTTTTCTTCTGAAACCTTTTTGAACTCCATATTTTCCAAACCTAGAGGCTTGTTTTATCTTTTCCCACTTAAATAGTGTTGATAAAATCTTATTAATCTCAATGCTGCCGCTCTTTTTTAGGTATCTAATATCCATTTTTAAAGCTTCTTCCCATATTTCAGCGGCACACACTTTATCTCTTAATACCAAATCTTTTTCATCATATTGTAGAGTCGTAGTTTCATATTCATTCAGATATGTTCTTCTAGCAAATAAATCCATAGTATTCCAATTTTTAGGTATTTTCTTGTCTAAGTAATCCAAAATAATGCCCTTATATACATTGTCCTCCAAGTGCAATTCCTGTTCTTTTACAGCTAATTCTAATGCTTCTTTTGATAGAACTAAATTATAAGATTTATCTTTTGCAAGTTCACAAGCCTCAGCCCATATCTGATCTAACTCATCTTTCAAGTCATCAAAGATAGATTTTTTTGGCTTAAATATAAAACAATCTATTGGCCAAAATCTTCTATTTCCTGTTTCGTCTCTTAAAAAGTTAGTATCATTTGCAGTTCCAAAGAAGGCACATCTTCTTGGATATTTTTGGGCTCTACGCCCATACGATGCTCTAAAGACATCATCAGTTCTACTTAAGAAGTTTTTTACCAAATTCATTTCAGATTTTCTTAATGAACTAAGTTCTCCCATTTCTAGAATCCAACTTCCTTGGATTAACTCACATGCATCTTTACCTTCCACATTAACCAAACTATCGTTATACCACTCCATACCTAGAATCTTTAAAAAAGTACTCTTACCTACTCCTTGCGGACCTATTAAAATAGGCATATTATCCCATTTAATTCCACCATATATAGCTCTTTTAGCGGCAGCGACTAAAGATTTTTCAGAAACTTCTCTAGTGTATACATTATCTTCACAACCTAAGTAGTCTATAAATAAAGTTTCTAGTCTTTTTTCTCCGTCCCATAAGGTAGCCTGAATTCTACTAGCAACCTTATTTTCTGCATTTTCTTCTGCAATTAGATTAACTCCATCAATGATTTTATTTGTAGAAGTGATTCCATAATTACTTTCTAAATACCATCTAAGACCCGCATCATCAGTATCAGTCCATAACCTATCATCAGCTTCAAATTTTCTATCCCAAGGTACATCTTTTCTTACAAGTATTCTTGAAGAGAAAATATCCTTGAAGATTTTAAATTTTAGTTCTCTATCATTTCTTAAAATCAGCATTATATTAGCAAGGGTACTAAGTACTTTTGAATTATCTTTCGAGTTATATACAAGTTCTGCTGTCCAGCTATCATCTTCTTCAACTACTATACCTTCAACTGTATCTACATCAGGATTATTAGAGACAGAGAATTCAGATATTGCTTTTTGCCTTCTCTCTTTAAGTAAATCTGAATTGACTGGAGTCTTAGCGAATACCCATTCTTTCATAGCCAGCCAAGAAGGTAGTTTGGCCACAGGAGTTTTAATATCTGCCTGTATATCTAAATGTCCGAATTTATGTAATCTTACTAAGTCAAAAGCATTTACTAATTTTTGACTACAAGGGTCAGTGGCATGATGTGAGTATAAGAAAAGTCCATCTTGATACACAATAGCTCCAGCAGTAGTACTTCCACCCACAAAGGTTAATCTATCAGATATATCACAAGGTTCATATACTCCAGGTAAAAACTCATCTATTGCTTGGTAAATGTTGAACCTTCTACAGAATGCCCCTACCATTCCCTCTTTTTCTAAAGGGTTTTCTTGTTGCTTCAGCAAAGACAAATGATGCTTTTGAGCATCAGGAACTTCTGGCCATGTTGTTACATCTCTCCAATCAGCATACATATTAAGAACTGCCTTACCATCTAACATAGGCTTGTCAGCATAAGTAAAAACATAATCACTATCAGTAGAATGGCTAGGCCAGTACATTAACCTAACAGCTTGAAAGGTAGTAGGATCACAATAACGTAATCCTATAGACTCTGCTACCTTTCTCGCTATCGGTTCATACTCATCAGCAGACACATCTTCAGCTAAGGGCAAAATAACTCTAATTCTAGGTTTAGTAGTTTGGTGCTTACGAGTGCTGTACACTGCATAAGCACAGCCTAAACTATTAAGAGTTTTTATAATCTTAGTATCATCTTCATAAGCTAAGTTATCTAAGTCAAGAGTAATTAAACTCCTGCTTTCAACAGCTTCACTTCTTCTAAGATTCCCTTTTAATTTTCCACCAACAAAGCCTCCAACGTCCTTAATATCATCTTGCTTAGCTTTAGAATAAGATAAGAACTCATCTAGTGTTTCAGCTGTTATTTTAGGTTTTCCTAATCTATCTACAAATTCAGACCAGGTAATTTCAGTTCGTACCCATTCCTTAGAGTGTCTGTTATTTGCTTCAGATATTATTAATTTTCTCGAGTTCTCCATCTGTTATCTCCTTTTATCCAAGTTCTATTATTTTAGATATGCAGTTAATCGCTCCAGGAATGTTTAAAGCAATTAAATTCCTAAAAGTCTCATTCATTAAAATAGCCTTTTTAGCTGTATAGCCCTCACATATCCCCATTATGATAGTAGTCCAATCTGTTTTTAATTTATCAGCAATGTTCTCTAAAGTATTTTCGTTATCATATTCATCTGCTTCATTCCCTTTTTCTATCCAGGACAAGTACTCAACAGCCTTGTTGTAATCTTCTAATCCGTTTTTCTTTTCTGCACGAACCAGGTACTTAATCACATTCCATATTCTAGTTCCTAAAGGGTTAGGCATATCTCTAACAATAACATCAGATAAGTCTTTACATTCAAAATTACAACCTGGTATCATATAATGCTTTGGTGAATGTACGTTATCAACTGCTAACTCTATATCTTTTTCAAAGTCCTTTTTTAAATCTCTATCTGGAGTTTCTCCAATAGCAACTAGTATTTTCTTTTCAAGAGTAGGACTCTCTACATTAAGTCTTCCATTTTCTAAATGTGATAAAAAGCCTTGTGTAACTCCTATTTTTGTAGCAAATTCTGTTTGAGATATTTTATTTTCATCTCTAAATTTTTTTATTTTTCTTCCTATATGCATAATTTCCTCCTAATCTTTCATATAATAACTACCGGTAAATCCAGCAGCATTTAATATTAATCCTTTTGCCCAACTAATTTCTTCTGTCATAGTTTTTATAACTTCTTCTAACTCCACAGACTTTGGAACATCTAGTATTATCTCGTCATGCACGTGGAACACTATTGGCCAACCTTTATCTTTTACTCTTAGCAAAGTTTCTGTTAAGCAGTCTCTTGCGATAGCTTGTACAATATTTTCTGTTAATTTACCGCCATAAGTTGGGATAACTTCCCACTTCTTAGATGTTTGATTAATCCCCATGTAATGCATCTGCATTTGCCCAAATTGATTTTCTTTTAAAAATGGTTTTGGATAGAAAAGTTTTCTACCACTTGGCAATTCAATTGTGAAAAAGTCTTGACCATAAATAAAGTCATACTCTTTAGCTAACTTTACGCATTTAACTATCTGCGGTTCTCCAGTCTCTAATACTTCAACAGAGGCATTCTCTAATGCATACCACAACTCCACAATTCTTTTTGATGATTTTCTCCATCTATCTACAATGTCTTTCATTTCTTCATCGGTTAAGCCCATATCAGCTGCACCCATAGCAGTTAAAGCTCCAACACTACCTTGGTATCCTAGTGCAAGTTCTGCAACTTTTCCTTTAGCTCTAAGATGATAGTTTTCTTCACCTTTTGCGATGGTATTTATTGGCACTCCAAACATTTGAGATGCTGAGGCCTCATAGATTTTTCCATGAGTTTTAAACACTTCCATTCTCCACTCTTCTCCAGCAAGCCATGCTATAACTCTTGCCTCTATTGCTGAGAAGTCTGACACAACAAAATGATTGCCCTCAGAGGGGATAAATGCTGTTCTGATAAGCTGTGATAAGGTATCAGGTATATTTCCATAAAGCATTTCTAAAAGTTCACCATCACCTTTTTTAATAACATCTCTAGCTACATCTAAAGTTTCTATATAGTTACGAGGTAGGTTCTGTACTTGAACTAATCTTCCAGCATATCTCCCAGTCCTGTTGGCTCCATAGAACTGCAATAGTCCTCTTACTCTTTCATCTTTACACATAGCTTCGTCCATAGCTTTATATTTCTTAACAGATGTTTTAGATAATTCTTGCCTTATTTCTAATACTCTTTTTGCTTTTCCATCTTCTAAAGTATCTACCATTTTTTCAACTGTAGCTTTTTGCAAATTCTCAACTTCTTCTCCTGCTTCTTCTAACCACTCTAATAGTTGCTTAGCAGAGTTAGGATTATCTAGTTTAGTTATATCTCTTGCTTCTTCTAGTAAATTAGCCCTGGATAATGCGTCTATATACAGAGCACCATTGACTAACTCACTATCAACTCTTACTCCGTATGCATTCATGAATGTATCTAACACCCAAAGCTTCCACTCTCTTTCAGGAACAGGAAAAGCACTTAATCTTCTACCTATCTCCATTTCAGTAACTACGTCTTGTATACAGTATTCTTTAAATAGCTCCCATTTTTCTGGAGCATGTTGAGGCAAGTTTCTAGTTCTGTTCCCATTACTTTTAGTAGGATTACAAGGTATACAGAAGTATCTTATTAAAGCACTACCAGTAGTTAATTTTTTCTTATCTTGTGGTAAACCCATTGCATTACCTATTGCAGCAAGACCTGCAGTATACCCACAATAAAGACCGTGTACCATAGTGCATTGCCATTGTTCCAAAGGAGTTTCTATTCCAGCCATGTTCAGACACCACCATTCAAAGACAGCATTGTATGCGTACTTAATACAAGACTCATCTTTTAAAAGGGCTAATACTTCTCCAGGAATAGCTTCACCTTGTGCAAGGTCTACTATTTTTACATCTTGGCCATCAACGGAATATGCAAATAAAAGTATCTGAAAATCATCACTCATTGCATACTTATAAGCACCAGATTTACCTATGTCTACAGAGCTAAATGTTTCTATATCTATATTTAAAGTTCTCATAATCGCTCCTTTTTTGAAATTGAAAGGCAGTATTAAAACTGCCCTTCTTATAAGTTTTTTTATAGAATTGGTTCTCCAGTAACTGGATCTATTTCAACCTCATCAAATTCATTTTCTGCCTTAATTCCTACAGCTGATAGAGGCTCTCCATCCATTAACTTTTGTACATTACCAAGTCCGCAACCTATTCCTTTCTTACCACTCACATTGTAAGGGAAAAAGTTTATTGACACTCTTGCATATATCCCTGAATAAACTTCTGATTGATTTAAAATTGGTTGTAGCTTCGAGTCTACTATCCCTGGTTGATAGTCTATTTTTGCACTTGCTGTAAACACCCAATGACCTTTACATTCGGGACCAAATTCTTGACCATCTGATGGTCTTACACCATCTCCATCATATATTGGGATAGTTGGTTTTGGAGGTTTTACTCCATTCCATACAGTACCAATACCTTTTTCTATCGCAGCATTTATTGCAGCATCAAGTTTCATCTTAGTTTGTACATCAGTTTTTGGAACTAGAATTGTACAACTGTACTTTTCTTCTTGCCCTTTTTCTGCTGCATAAGGTTTAAATAAATGCACATAACTTAATCTTACTTTCCCTGTCATCACTCTAGTATCATTTGCCATTAATATCACTTCTCCTTTTATAAATTATTAATATCATCAACTACACTAAATTCATTTTCTGCCTTTATCTTGTTTGTTATAGCTTCTCTTTTATCAGATGCATCTACAAGAGTTGGCTTCCCTACATTCATAACTATTAAATTTCCAACTAGATTATTAAAATCTTTTTTACCTATTACTTTTTCCATCTGAGCTAATGTTAAGTACTTTCTTTCATATAAAAGTTCTTCTGCAATTCCATTTTCTTTGAGTACTTTTATAGCTTCATCAGTGTTTTTAAAACTTCTACTACCTCTACCATTAACAGCCTTCCAACCAGGAACATTATTTCCTTTTAAACTTTCTGCTAAGGCATATTTCTCTAATTCATTTACCCAAGTATCTAAATCACGTGCTTTTTGCAGAATTTCTCCAATTTCTTCTAGCGTTAATAGATCAGCAGTTTTAAATTCATATTTTGCAAGTTCAAGATTAATATTAGCTCTTGCTTTACAAGTTGCTTTAGCTTTACAGAATTTACAGTGTTCTCCACAGTTAAAATCACCCTCACCATTTAAAGCCATTACAGCCTTTTCCTGTGCTGTCTTAGCAAAAGCTAGTAAGTAATCGAGACTACATTCCCAAGTGTCTATGCCAGTTAATCTTGGCTGTACGATTGACATTTTAATATGTTCTATTGGAAATATCATTTCGTAAGCAAGATATGCCCCTAATGCATACAGAAGTAACTGGGCATTATTTTCAACACTTACAGGAACACCTTTTCCATACTTAAAATCTATGATGTGTAAAGTGTCATTAGCGATTAAGATACAGTCAGCTGTACCAAATCCACCAGGAACATATTGTGAGAAATCTACTTTTTGTTCAACAGAGATATGTGGGGTAGTTGGGTAACTGTACATCTGTTCTTGTATAAATTCTACATACTCATCTGTGTAACCTTGCATTTCTTCCTGATAAAGTTCTTTGTCTTTTAGCTTCTTCATTGCTGAAGTAAACTTCCTAGAAGTTAAACCTGGGTCTATTAACTTTTTCACTTTTAACTCTGCTATCTCATGTGCTAGGCTTCCTTCTTTCGCATATTCACTCTCTACATCTTCAAATTGCTCACAGAGTCTTACAGAAGGTGGACAAGCCATCCACCTTGATGCACTAGAAGGTCCTAATAGTGCATGTGCCATTAAATATCAACTCCTAAATTTTTAAGTTCTTGAACAAAAGCTCCATAACTTTCTTGAGGTAGAACAGTTATAGCTTTAACTCCAAATTTGCCTAACAAATCTTTCATAGTTTTTCTGTTATTTTCAATGTCTTTTGCTACCCAAGCAGCTGCTATTCTTTGTAAATCATCTGCAGTATACTCAGCTGTCTTAGTAGGTAAAGGAGTTGCTACAGCTACAGGTGCTTCTTCTTTTTTAGCTGGTGCTATAGGTAGTTTTTGAGTTGGAGCATCTTCTACCTTTTTAACAGATTCTTTTTTCTCTACTGCATTATCTATTGCTCTATTAATTGCTTTTTCTGTATCTGATTTTGGGAGAGCTATATTTTCAGCTAGATTTATATAGTTTCCTCTTACAAAATCTAATATTTCTTTGCTAACTTCTTCCACACTTCCTGTAAATTCTACTTTTACCATTTTTTATATCCTCCTATTTGCATTTTTTATTAATTTGTTGTAATATATAATCAAATTTTGATTGATGGTCTGTTGATGATGCGGTAGTCGCAACAGACTTTTTATTTATTCTCAGCATACTGAACACCTCCTTCACACAGCATAATTCCAAAGTTCTTTAATACCCATAGTCAGAGACTCACCCGTCACAATGTTTGATAGAACAGCAATATCTCCGTCTTCTAAAACTAATTCAAAATAATTTCCGTCTATTAAGAACATTTAACCAACTCCTTAACAACCGTTTATTGCCATAGGCATGATTATATAATCTGTGTTATCCTTGCTAAATTTAACAGCACTTCTATTATTTTTTCCTAAAGCAATATTAAATTTATTATCCTTAATCCACTTAAACCACAGATCCACATATTTAAAATCTAAAGCTGTTTTTAAACTAGCTTTTGTATTATCCAGTTCCATAATCTCTAAAAATAATTTGGACTCATCATTTGGATAAGCTTCAACAGATACTTTTCCATTTTCAAAGTTAAAAAATCTAGTAAAATACTCCCTCCCACCTACAGTCTTTAACATCTTCCAGACTATATTTTCAGTAAAATTAATAGCGGGAGATGCCTCGGAATAGCTTTCATATTCTAAGTCTTCAACTACTTTAGATATGTCAGGAACTTTTATATCCTTCATAGGTTCATACTCAGTAACTTCCATTTCTACCTGAACTGCGATTTTTCCATCTTTAAGTACAGCTATCGAGTTAGCCTTTTTTAAGTTGTCTAGTATGTCGTATATACGGATAGTGTCTGACCCTGGTAACTCTTCATGTGAGTCTTTTACTGTTGCTAGTCTATATGTATCTGTAAATCCAGCATACTTTCCAGCAACTATCAAACCTTTAAGTTCTCCAGATTTTGCAATACTAGCGAAGTGATTTAACGCTTTTATCTCATCTTTTTTCAAAACTAGAACTTGTTTTCCCATATTTTCAGAATTGTATTCAGTTATATTCATTTCTTCTCCTTCCTTAATTCTGCTAACTTAATTCTTATTTTTGCTATATTCAAACCTGTTTTTGTGAGTTCAGCAATTGAACTAATTAACTTGCATTTATTAAGAACTTTTAATTCGTTTCTAGTCACACAGATTAAATTGTCCACATCAAGATTAGTTTTATCTCCGTCAGCGAAGATAATTACAGAGCCTTTTGGAATCTTCTTTTTATGGCGTTCTTCCCAAATTATTCTATGTTTTAAAACCCATTTTCTCGGATCAGCTATTTTTATAAAGGTATAACCATCTATAAGTCTTTCACTTCCAACAGGCTTCCAATTCTTCGGCCTATTCCCTTTTTTGAAAGAAGTTCTGTTAGCTCCCATATACCCCTTCTTCCCCTTATTCCACGGGATAGATCCTTTTTTATAAAGGCAACCTCTTGTTCCAGTGTGGATTTTCTTTCTACTAAGAAGGCTTTTTATTATTTCTGTAGTTACACCTAAATTAAACTTAATGTTGAAAAGCTCCGTTATTTCTTTATATGTTTTCCCTGGAGTAACTTCTTTCAAAAATTCAATCATTTCATCAGTGTATTTTTTCATAATCTACCTTTCACTTAATCCTTCTTTTTACTTTTTAATTTCCAAGCAGCATGTTTTAATTTAACTATTCCTAGCCCTACTTTAGTTAAGTCTGCATCATCTTTTTTTAATCTATGTAAATTAAGTTGTCTCAATTCATTTCTTGATATACAGATTAAATTATCTATATCGAAATTAGATTTATTTCCATCTGCAAAGATGATTACATGATTAGATGGGATTTCTCCGTGAGTTTTTTTCCAAATAACTCTTTGTTTATATTCCCAAAAGTTTGGAGCTTTTGTTTTTACTATAGTGTATCCGTCATTAGTTATGTACTCGCTCCCAACTGGCTTTTCTATCCAAATAACATCTCCATTTTTATCATATCTCCTAGGCTTTACACCTGTTTTAATTCCTTTGTTCCATGCGGAAAAACCTCTTTTAAAACAACCTGCATTATATTTTTCGTATTTGTAATCTACGTTTACCCTCCTTAAGCATTTACTGAAGTAGTTAATGTTTATAGTCTCAACACCATATTTTTCTTTTAAAAGAGTAGCTAATTCTTTTAAAGGTTTTTCACCTTTAAAACTTTTTAGAAAATCAATCATTTCAGCAGTATACTTCATAGATTACCCCTCCAGCATTTCAGGAAGTTTAACATCTGCCCCTTGCATACTGTCTTTTGCCTTTATAGCTTGTAATGCAAGATGTGCATTACCAACTATTGCTGATGCTACACTTACCATTGCTTTTGTCCTTTTCATCTCATTTTCTAAATTTTCTCCTTCTAACTCCTCTTCATTCAATCTTTCCATTTGTGCAAAGAGATAATTGTTTAAATCTGTTAGTGTATTTTTCATAATATCCTCCTATCAAAATACTTTGTTATAAGCAGCTTTCGTTAATCCTTCTGTTTCATCTAAATAAATTTGCGTTGTATCTAATTTTGCATGCCCTAAAAGATTTTTTATGTCTATAATAGACATTCCTTTTTTCCATGCAGTCGTGGCAAAAGTTCTTCTAAATCTGTGTGGGTGAACATTATTAACTCCAGCTTCTCTACCAGCCTGCCTAATCATTATTTCAACTCCGCTAATTTGTAATTTTTTATATGGTTTTAAAAGAGATACGAAAATATGCTTCTCTTTTGTATCTAAATGCTGTCTTTCTTCTAAATATTCTTTAAGATAAAACTCAGCTTCTTCATTGAAATATACAGTTCTGTATTTTCTACCTTTTTCAAAGACTGTTATAGTTTTATCAGAGAAGTTTATGTCATCAAATTTTAGACCACACAGACCACCAACCCTTATTCCGCTGTGTAACAAAAGTTCAAAGATAGCTCTATCTCTTTTATTAGTAAAAACTTTTCTTAATTTTGCCAATTCTGTTGCAGAAAATGCTTTTTTCTTTTCTCTAACTTCATTTATTTTTTTTACCCGAGCCATTGGATTTTTGAGAATAAAGTCGAATTCTTGCAAAAAAGTAAAAAATGAACTTAAATTTCTTCTTAAATTATTCGCTGTCGTAGAAGTAACCTTATCTTTATACATTTTTGACCCTAAAAAGCTTATAACATCATTAGAGGTAACAGTTTGTAAAGGTTTATTTCTTAAAAAAGCATTAAAAATTTCGAGAGTTAAAACATAATATTTTATAGTTCTATCACTTAAATTTTGTACCTTTTTTTGTATAACAAATTGTTTAATTAATTCTAAATTTCCTTGTCCATCGCTTACTACTAAAGCATTTTCATTCTTATGTAAAACACTTCTTAAAATGCTTTCTATTTTAAAAGCTTCATCATCAGAAAAGCTCTTTAATAATTCATATTTAAATTCTGTTATTAAATTTTCTTCCATATCTATTCCTTTCTAAAAAAGCAAATTATTAAAAGTAAACCAACTACCAAATGTCTCCCCTGTTAGTGCATTTTTATTCTCACATTTAGCAGTAGCTCCAGCAAGAGTTAGTTGTATGTATGCCATTTGTATTGCATTCTCATCTAAATCGCTACAAACAACTAACACATTTTTCTGATAGTTAATTCCTTTTTCTTTCAAAACCGCTAACAATCCTAACAATAAGCAACCTGACCCACACGCTTGATCTGTTATCTTTATTCTGCCTTCTTCTAATTTCTTTATTACATCAGAAACTTGAGTCTCTGCCATCATTTTAGCTAAGTGAAAAGGCGTAAAGAATTGCCCTTTCATTTTGTTATGCACTCCTAGTTGATGATGAATCTTACCTAGATAATCATCAACATTTTTTTCAAAAAGCATTACTAACTCTGCATGACATTCATAAAACATTTGCATAGTTTTAGCTCCATGCTTCTCTTCTAACCTTTTAAATTTATCTTCTCTATCTTCATAGCCTTCTGTATTGCAAGTATTGGCATAAGCATAGAACATAGATTTTATCCAATCAAAAAAGATTTCATCAAAGTTGTACTTTTGATCCGTACTTTGAATCTTCTTTACTATATTGTTTATAGATACATCCGTTTTTTCTTTTTCTTCTTTATATAACTCAGATTCATTTTTAGTCATCTTTTCTTTCCTTCCAATCCATTTCTTCAGCTTCTTTCTTTTCTTTATATAACTTAATTGCCATACCTTTTGCACTGTAATTTCTAAGCCCAAGGACTTTTTCACGACTTCTTTTTTTGTAAGCTGCATTTTGCTTTGATTTTTCTCTCCAGTACTGCTTTTCACATACGGCTGAGCAATACTTAACTCTTTTATCTTTTATATCTGTGACATAGACATGAGCTCCACAATGAGCACAAACAAACTCTCTTGGGCAGTCTACATTATCATAAAATTGATTAACTTTTATTCCCACACTTAATCACCTACATACTCCCCATATCTATGAGAAAAGAAATTAGGCACATCTTTTTTTTCCTTTGGAACTCTCAAGTTTATGAAATTTAAAAGCGAAACATACCTCCTAGCCAATCTCACGTCAATAATAAAATCGTCTCCTTTTATAAGTAAGCCAGAGTCTAAAATCTCTGTAGTAGGATCATAGTTTGTTACTGCTGCAAACTTATAGAACTTTTCAGGGCCGATATCATATTTCCCAGACATGAATACTTCTTTTATATCTGCATAGCATCTACCATTGTTTTTTAATTCACTTTGTACACACTCAAGTAAATTTATTGTTATCATATTTTTCTCCCTTGTTTTTTCATAAGATTTAATGTATAATTTAGATGAAATATGTTACCTAAATATTTTTTCTTGAGACATCTGTATTTGTTTGGTCACTTACTACAGATGTTTTTCTTTTGTTATATGCAGCTAATATGTTAGCTATTACCAATGCTAGTTTCTTCATAATTCTTCTCCTTTGTGCTTCATAAACCAATCTGCCAACTTATCTTTAATCACTAAGTGCTTTACACCAACCTTTACAAAAGGAAAATCAGCATATTCTCTTGCTATTTGTTTCAATTTTTGTAATCCTATTCCTGTAAGTTTTGCTGCTTCTGGCATTGTCAGCATCATTTTTTCGCTCATATTAATCTCTCCTTTCTAGTTAATTTTTGCTGCCAGCTGAGTAATAATATCCTGACATTTATTCTCATAATATGTTGAGTTATTGCATCTAGCATCATCTGTTTTAAAACTTATAATCCCATAAGACCAGTCATCTATAAAATAGCTCATTTCTGGAGTCATTGAGACTTGATTAATATCATCTTCAGGATTTAAAACTACATAAGCCTGATATTTTTCAGAAGTGGTATTAAGCGCAACTACATACTTATGATTTTTAAACAAGCTTTCACGAGCAATAAATGATCCTTTTACGACACCCATTCTGCATCTTCCTCCCATATAAGCCCTTCAAAGTCATACAGCTCTACGTACTTCATGTACGCCCCAAAAATGACTTTAAATAACCACACAACTTTATACTTCACAACGTCATAAAGAGTTGCTTTTTTACTTTCTTTCAAAAGCTCTCTTGCAGCTATTTCGCTTCTAGTCATTTTCTCCCTCCCAAAGCTCCATTAGTTGAATAATAGCTAAAGCTCTTTTTAAACTCAAACCTTTTAACTCTGCCCTACCCCAATATTTATCTAAAACTTTTTTGCTTAGCATATATACCTCCTTTTTTTTATCTCTTGAGTATTCTCAAGTTATTCAGCAAAAAAAATTTCAACCATCTCAGAAACGCTAATCTGTAGTATATCTTTCATCTTTGATGTTTCTTCGATAGTCAAAGTCTCTCCAATTTCATTATTTAATTTAAAATTAATAGTAGCTGGATTCTTGCCCATTAATTTCGCTAGCTCCTCTTGTGTCATGTTTTTCTCTTTTAATTTAGCTTTTAGCTTCGCAGTATTTATCATATATACCTCCTTTTTTTATCTCTTGAGTATTCTCAAGTTAATACGATTATAATTCATAAAAAAATATTTGTCAACTACTTTTTTGAAAATACTCAAAAAAAAATTAAATTTTTAATAAAAAAACTTGAAAATAATCAATAAAAAGTGTTATAATGTTTTCATATTAAAGGAGGTATTTTATGAAGGTTAATGAAATTATTAAAAAGAGAAGAAAAGAATTAGGTTTAACTTTAAAACAAGTTGCTGAAAAATTAGGAGTATCTGAAAGTCTAATTTCTAGATATGAAAGTAATGATGTTAAAAACATGGGAATAGATAAAATAATTCCATTAGCCAAAGTTTTAGACACTACACCAGCATTTTTAATGGGCTGGGAAACAAAAAAAGAAAAAGAAAAAGAAAATATTAATTTAGAAACTGTAAATACTGACTATATAATGATACCTTTATATGAGAGTATTTCAGCAGGATACGGAGCTAGTAATTCTGAATTTATAGAAATGATTCCAGTTTTTGGATTAAAGAAAAATGGAACAACATATTTTGCTGTAAAAGTTGAAGGTGACAGTATGGAGCCTAAAATACCAAATGGCTCTACTATCATAATAAAAAAGGATATACAAATTGAAAGTGGAGAAATAGGTGCATTTAATCTAAATGATGAAAATTTTGTTAAACAAAAAAAAGTAGTAAAAGACAGATTAATTCTACATTCATTTAATTTAGCTTATGATGATAAGTTAGTGAACGAATATGATGATTTTAAAGAATATGGAAAAGTTGTAAAAGTAATGATAGATCTATAA